TCTTTTATAATGAGCGAGTCAGTCTGACTAATGACAAGACCAACATAGGCAAGAAAGAGTATAGACTACTACAGGCAGCATATGTACACGCAGCCAAGAAGATAGGCATCAAAGCATATGAGATGCAAGCTATCACTTGGATGGCATGGCGTAGGCATCACGGTATTTCATAGGGGGTTGACATGCTAGACATTCTAATAGTATTTATATTCGTGCTAGGCACAACAGGCTTTGTCTTGTTTATCGCCAGTATGATTGCTGATATCTGCAACGACTATTTCAAAGGAGAATAGACAATGGCTATCATTCAGAACGTAAATCAATGGGACTTTAGACAAGCATTAAAAGCTGATGAATATACATCATGGACAAGCGAGGCCATAGATGCCTTGTATGATCACTATGACCAGCTTAGTGATGACATGGGCGAGGATATCCAACTTGATCCTATCGCTATTCGGTGCGAGTGGAGCGAGTACCATGTCCAAGAATTGTTTGACAACTACAGCTACATCTTTGAGGATGTTGACGTAGAATGGGATGACTACGACAGTCAGGTTAAGGTACTAAACAATCACACCTTTACTATAGACATTAGGCGTGATGCACATATGGGCAGCGTATTAGTCATGGAGTTTTAAGATGAGCATGTACATAGACACGGCCTACCCTGACGTAACACTGGACGCAAGGCTTGCCTGTATCCTTAAACTTATGAAGGCACTGCAAGTCCAGATAGAAGATGCTGAGTGGGAAGGCATGGCATCACAGGATGTAGTAAGCATGAGGCAGCAGCTATCAGGTCTAAAGGCTAGGCATGATGATGGCGCAACATATGAACCACTGTTTTAAGGAGTAAGCTAATGACTGACACACCAACAATCTACATAGATGGTGAGTATCTACCAGCAAGGTGGGAGTGGCACGACAATGACGTTGTTTCGCAGTGGGTATTAGTAGTAGAAGAGGGAAATTGATATGCCGTGGAAACCTGAAGCATCAACCAAGGTGGTGATAGAGTTAGACTTTGATGGACACTGTATGGATGACAACGCACTGAAGCATTGTGTCTTTGACTATCTATGCCAGCTAATGGATGACGATAATCTATACTATGAGACTTACCTTTATGGAGTTGACAACGACAACGAACCTATGCTAAGACTGGTAGATGATGAAGATAACACCAGTCACTAAAGCAATCATGCAATCAAGAAGAAGGGGTAGCACGATGCCTAACTACAAGCACCAGCTAACACGCAACAAGTACGATGATGCCTATGTCATGGGATATCACAACGGCTATCACGCTGTGAAGTACGACAACCAGTATGATAGTAAAGAGCAGCCTCAGTACCACATCAAGTTCAAGCATGGCTACACAGCAGGTAAACTAATGCGTGTCAAGGAGGAGAGAGTAGCATGAGTATGGGCTTTAAGACCTGCCCCTACTGTAACAAGGGAGAGGCAGAAGCAGTATACGCTATTGATAATAAGATAGAGTGGTTCTGTATTGAGTGCCTAGCTGAGTGGTCAGAGGATGCTGATGAGTATGAGATCATCACTGCCCAGCAGGAGTGGATGATGCGTTACTATGGAGAAGAGTGATGGTAGTACTACTACTAAGTATCTTTGCAATGATAGCAGCAGTATCTTTATATGGTATGGCTACTGACTATGAAGCAGTAGTACCCTATCAGTTTGCTTTAATGATCCTAAGCATTATTGTAGGTAGTGCTATGGGTATACTAAGTATAGTTTAAGGGGGCTTAACCATGAGGGGAACTTTAGAAACTCAGTTATCACTAGAACAAGAGATGATAACAGCAGGTATAGAACGATACCGTAAGGATTTAGACAAGGCTATCGCCAGTAAGTCTGAGTCTCGCACCCAACATGGACAGGTCATTGTATCACGCACTGTTAGTGCTGTTGCAGCAGGAGTAAAGGAACTAATAGACAACCCTAAGTCCAACAGGGATATAACTTACGGTCTTATAAGATACATGAACGTAGAAGAGATAGCATACCTGTCACTGATTACCCTGATAGATGGTATCTCACACAGGCAGGGGCTACTGTACCTAGCCAACATCATTGGCGGTGCTATAGAAATGCAGGACAGACTAGACAAGTGGGTCAGTAACGAGGGTGATGTAGCACGGAACACAATCAAGCTGGCACTGAAGAAGAGCGTTGGTGCTAGACGCTACGGCCTGACACACAAGATGAATAAGGATGGCTTCAAGCATACTGAGTGGACTAAGCCTGACCGCATCCATGTAGGATGTAGGATGGTTGACATAATCATCAGGACTACTGGCCTTGCAGAACTACAGAAGCAACGAACAGGTAAGACTAAGACAACCACAATTGTTAAGGCTACCCCAGAGACTGAGGCATGGATCAATGGCTTTAGGCAGTACACTGAGACAGCAAGGCCACGCTTTGCACCCTGTCTCATAGTACCTAAGGACTGGACAAGCGTGACAGGTGGTGGATACCACAGTGATTACATACCAGAGCTACCGATAGTGAGGCGAAGATGAGTGTAGGTGAACAACTAAGAAGGTTAGATAATGCAGACTTGAGGCAGGAATACTCATGCCTTAATGCACTACAGCATACCGCATGGCAGATCAACAAGCCTGTGCTAGAGGTACTGCGTACAGTGTGGGATGGTGGGCAGCAGTGGGGTAAGTTACCTGCCAAGGATGACCTGCCTCTACCTATGTATCCCTTTGATAAAGACCCTAGAGAATTGACTGGGGCAGAGAGACAAGAGTTTGTGCTATGGTCACGACAGCGTAATGCTATCTACTCCCATAACAATCGCACCGTGAGCAAGCGCATACAAGTAGAGCGTACACTGCAAGTAGCTGAGGACTATGCCAAGCATGATGAGTTCTATTATGTGTGGCAGAACGACTTCAGGTCACGCAAGTATGCAAGCTGTACCTTTCTCTCTCCTCAGTCAGCAGACTGGAGCAAGTCACTCCTTACATTTAGTAATGGTGTGGCTATCAACAACTGGGATGAGGCACGGTGGTTGTGTATTCATGGTGCTAACCTGTATGGTAACGACAAGATCACACTAGACCAGCGTGAGGGCTGGGCGTGGGACAAGTCAGATGAGTTTGTCCGTATTGCTGAGAACCCTTACGACAATCTACTGTGGCTTGAGGCCGACAAGCCTTATCAGTTTCTTGCGTGGTGCTTTGAGTTTGCACAGCTAGTACGGCAGGGCTGGGGCTACCTCTCCACCCTACCTGTGTCAGCAGATGGTAGTTGCAACGGCTTACAGCATCTCTCAGCTATCCTTAGGGATGAGCGTGGGGGTAGAGCTACCAACTTACTACCTGCCAGCCAGCCTCAGGATATCTACACTGAGGTAGCAATGGAAGCTATGGCTCGTGTAATACTAGAGGACACAGAGATATCACGACAGTGGAAGAGGTTCGGTGTTACTCGTAAGCTAACCAAGAGGCCAGTGATGATCGTGCCATACTCAGGTACTAAGCACTCGTGTCGGGCTTACATCCAAGAGGCTATGGAAGAACAGATCAACGACACAGGTGACAACCCCTTTGGTGATGACCTGTTCCCTGCCAGTGTGTACCTTGCTAACTATGTATGGGATGCTATCAGTAATGTTATTGTCTCAGCTAGTAAGGTGATGGACTATATCAAATCAGTAGGAGATGTATATGCTGACGTAAACAAACACATGGAGTGGGTCACACCCACAGGCTGGCTAGTGTTACAGTCATACAATAACACAACAACTAAGCGCATCAAGACACACATCAATGGCGAGATCGTCAAGCTAAACATGCTTGAGGAGCAGTCAACAGTATCACGCAGACGTACAGGTTCAGGCAGTAGTCCTAACTTCATCCACTCTATGGATGCAGCAGCTATGACCAAGACCATCAATGCCTGTGTGAACCGTGGCATCCTCGACTTTGCTATGGTACATGACAGCTACGGCACACACAGTAGCCTCATGCCTATGATGTCTGACCTTATACGTCAGGAGTTTGTTAAGATGTACGAACAGCATGATGTGTTGACTGAGTTAAGGGATCATGCTATACAAACTTTAGGTACAGAGGATGTCCCTCTGCCACCAGCACTAGGTGACTTAGACATACGCAAGGTACTACAGTCAGAATACTTCTTTGCTTAGTCTAAAGTTCCCCTATTGCCATTTAACCGAAAGCTTAAGGAGCTTACATATATGGAAACGAAACACATGAAGATACAAGGTTCAGCAATGTGGGCAAAAGTAATGGAGCCTGATACAAAGTTTGTACCTGAGGGACAGTATACTATCAAGGTAGTGATGCCTGTCACAGAAGCAGCAGAATTGTGTGAACAACTAGACAGCTATGCAAACCAGAAGTTAGCTGAAGTTGTCAAGGAGCAGCCGAAACTTAAAGCTGTCCTGTCCACTACTCCGGCCTACACCACTGAGTATGATGACGATGGTAACGATACTGGTAACGTCACGTTCAACTGTAAACTCAAGGCAGTGCAGGTACTGCGTGATGGAACTAAGCGAGTACAGAAACCCTTTGTCTGTGACTCAAAGGTTAAGCCTATCAACCCCGACACTCTAATCGGTAATGGTTCTAAGGTGATTGTTAAAGTACAGCCTAACCCTTACATGATGCCAGCCACTAAGACTGTTGGCGTATCCCTAAAGATGCTGGGTGTACAGGTCATTGACTTGGTAGAGTATGGTATGCCTACCACTAACCTCTTTGATGAAGAGGATGGTTACATTACCCAAGCAGTAGTGAAGGATGATAACCAAGAGATGTTCAATGATGTAGATGATACTGCCAATGCTGAAAACGAAGGGGACTTTTGAGGCAAGGGTCATCGAAGACCTCAATGATCGTGGCGTTTCATATCAGTACGAGCCAGACAAGCTGGCCTACTTTGTGGAACGTCACTACATCCCTGACTTAGCAGTAGGTAGTATGATCGTAGAGCTTAAGGGTTATCTTAGACAGGATAGCCAGCGCAAGATGAAAGCAATCAAGGCACAGTATCCCGACTTGGATATCCGCTTTGTATTTCAGAAGGCAAGCTCTACAATACAGGGTGCTAAGAAAAGAAAGGATGGGTCTAAGATGACCT